TGAGCATTTTTCCAGCACTATCTCTTAATCCAGAACCAGTGACTATATTGTTCGTTCCGCTATTCCATACAGCTAATCTTTGGTATGATTGATTCCCGTAGATACCAGAAAGAATTTGATACGGCGAATCTTGGTAAGAGTCGATAACTTCAATGTCTCTATACGAAGGAGGAATGTTTGTCGCTTGATAAATTCCAGTAAAAAATTTACCATTAGTATCTTCGATTTTGATTCTCAAGCCTAAGTTTCTAGAAGCTTGTACGTTTTGATAGTTGCTTTGTTCTCTGTTTACTAGCTGCTTGTTAGCATTTTCGTCTATTCTGTAAGAGAATCCTTGATATTGTTTTACAGTCTCTAAAACCGCGCCACCTTCATTGAGGATTTCCAAAGTAACTTTTGGAGGAAACTCGATGAAAGGGTTGCGTCTCATCTGGTCAATATTAGAAACTATTCCGCCTGTTGGATCAATATATTTCCATCTGAATGTTAAATCGGCTGATGTAAAGTTTCCTACGCCAACGCCAGTAAAACATGAATCAGAAGATTTGTAGCCAATATTGTATCTCAAGCTATCTGTATCAGCTGTATCTAATTTGATTCCACTAACCAATACAGAATTAACTGTTATTCCGCCAATTTGCAGTGTTGCTTGCGGTAAAACTTGTATATCAATTGACGCAGCTCCATCAGATAAGAATTTGTAAGGAGTAATTCCTTGGGTGTAAACATCAATATCGTATTGACCCCATTTTTCATTGATCGGAATAGTAACTTTATTAGTTCCAGATGGTACTGCAAAAAACTCAGTTAAAGCAGAATCGTTACTATTTGAATAGTCTGGTCTGCTTACATAAATTTTATAACCATTGATTGGCGTACTTGTCACCTGTTGCCAAGTAACGTCTAGCCCAGTTCCTCCGTATATTCCTGTGCTTGTGATAGATGATACTGGGTCTGGTTTTATAATTTTATCGTAAGGAGAGGCGACATATTGACTTGGCGAATTGTCAGCGATTTCTCTTTCCACAAAGTTTTCTTTGTCTGGCATATACTGCAATCCAACAATACCGTACTGATTAGCCTCTTCTTCTTTTGTAGCGATAGTTTTATAGTATTTAGGCTCGACTCCTGAACCGCTTAATACATAAGTGCTTCCAGCTGAAAGCAAATCTAAGTTTCTCGCTGATGTATCTACATTTAAGTTGTAATATCCAATAGGATAACCAGTTCCATATACTAATCCGCTATAACCTAAACCTGAACCTTCTGCGAGCGTAGCTAAATTACTTTCTCCAAGTGGACCTGCTCCAGCATGGATTTTATTTATACCTAAAGAAAGGAATGTCCCAGTAATATGAGCAGTCGTTAGTTCTGTTGTGATTGGTATTTTTTCACCGTTTTGTTTTACATAAAAGTTTTTTGGGAATCCGTATGTTGAATATCCTAAAGAATTTCCAGCAGTCCATTTATTTCCGACTTCAAATGTAGTTGGTGATTTGTGATCTTGAACGCACAAATAAACATTTCCGTTATTCTTTACTCTATCACCAACCCTATATCCGAAATCAAAGGTCCAATCTTTAAGGTTTGTAGCTTGATTGTTTCCAATATCAGCTTGAGAGATTGTGTAGTATGGGCGCAGCTTGCTTAAAGCCAACAAATCTCTGTAATAGAAAGTTAAACTTCCTTGATCACTTAGATTCTTAGAAGCTCTTTCGATGATTCTGTAGCCACCTTTAATAAACGCAGCCGCGTATCCGAAAGAAGTTGAAGTTGCGGATATATTTTTACCAATTTTAAATACCTCTGTTGCTGCAAGATTTTTCCAATTAGCATTAGAAGCGGCGTATGAATTACTAATAACCGCGCCTCTTGTAAATATAGCTATAACATTACCAGCTAGCGCACTTGTATATACAGAAGAACTCCATACATCATCTAAATTAGATACGGTTGCAGAATCAATTCTAGAGCCATCAGCAGCAGATATTTCCGCAATAGCTACCACATTTTGATTAACTTGCACTTGAGCAGAACCGTTTGTGTAAAAGAATGAATTCGACCCATCGACTTTGTAATCTATTTTGCCTAGCCAGTTGTTGGCTACAGGAGCTATTAGTTGGCCTGTTCCAGCTGCTCCAATTAAATCAACGTCAAGCCCAACTTCGTTAAATACTCCAGTTACTTGTTGATAAGATAAAGTATCCCAAGTTGGATTACCATCAGCTATTGTATTTTCTGGAAATCTATAAATGATTCCCGTCAAAACGCTATCTCCAGTCGTAACAGCGCCAGAAAGTCTTCCTTCTTCCAAATGAACATCTGTGATTACAGAGTCCATTAAGAAATTACCAGTAACAGTTAAAGTACATCCGTATGCGTCATCTTGAACTTGCTTGATGTTTAGTTGTTTTAATTGGCTTTGGCGTCTAGCTCTGATATTTTCCAAAGTTCCAGTAAAATTTCCGCTGGCGTCATTGAGCGCATTTAAATCAGATACTTTGTAATTTCCAGAAGGAATGTGTACAAATATCCCAGAAGATAATCCTTGCTGAAACTCTCCATCAATTTTGATTGTTTTATTAGCTGAATCTACATCAAGAATTCTTCCAAATGTTCTTGCCACATTTTTAATTTCGTCGCTTACCACGAATAAATCCCCGATTTGGAGATAAGAGCCTTCTATGCCTGCGGTAAATGTCACCACTTCTGATTCGTTCATAGAAGTTGACATAACGTATCTTCCTATGCGTTTCGCTTCTGATCTAGAGGTGCATCCAGCGGCATTAATCTTAAACGGATTTAATCCATATTTGACTATACCTTCCGAATCTTCAACGTACTCTACTTTTGGTTTGTAAAAATCATATCTATCGTTATAAGTTATTTCTACGCAGGTATAACGTAAATTTTTAGCCGTATCTTCGTAATTGAAAACTCCATCTTTTACTGAAGAATTAGCGAACTGCATAACAGGTTGTTTCGGCATATCAGCAAAGAACGAAAAGCCTTCTGTCGTCCAATACAAAATACCTTTAAATACAGCGGAAATATCTTTCAATACATTGTAAGCTTCATCTTTGTTGTAGAAGATAATGTTACAAGTATATCTTGGCTCTAATCCGCCTTTGCCATCTGGAACTCCTCTAAATCTTCCGTCATCATCAACGCAATCACAATAACGACCAATATCATACAGAGTCCATTTATCTACGGCTTTAGAATCAATATAATTACCTAATCCATAGTTAGGATCAGTAATAATGTCATACAATACCCAAGCAGGATTATCTGTCCAAGCGATCTTAAATGTTCCGTCCCAATCTCCATAGTATATCCTGTTGCTGTCATAAAAGTTATTATCGCAGAACTGAGTTAATTTAACGTCTGAATCGTGAAGCATACAGAACTTTGCTCCTCCTGTGTCCTCCGCAAGTTCTCTTAAAGTTCTTGTGCCAGAAAAATCTGAATCGTTATGAAAATAATAAATGTTAACACAATTTTCTCTCGCATGAGATAACAACGTATCATAAGTATTTTGAGTCATTGTTTCTGGAGTTGATCCAGAAAAATAAATAACTTTTCTAACAGTATTTTCCCAAACGCGTTTTAATGTTGATCCTTCGCTTGATTTTCCTACCGTATCTGTAATACTAAATTGAGTTTTTCTTAAAAAGTAATTAGCAATAATAGTTTCATCTGGATTTGTAGAAATCTGGGTTGAGCTTAAAGCGTCAAACAGTTTCTTATAAAGATTTGTATTATTTGCGCCATCAGAATCAGGAGTTTCTACCTCAAAAAAATCGCCATTATCCGAGAAAAACGTAAAGTTATTGATTATATCTCCTGTTTTTTCGTTAATTATAGTATTGGTCCCGTTTGATGTTTGCCAGATAGAAGCTCTTGTGTATTTATATCCAGAAATTACTTTAGAAAGTATATCTTTTAAATTTCTTTTCAATAAAGCTCTGGTTGCAAAATTCATATTTTGATCAACCATAAATACAAGGTCTAATGTATTTGGGTCTGCGTCATAATCGGTC